CTCGGTTTACAGGAAACGGTAAATCAGGCTTCTGGCGCATTACAGAAAAACCAGAACGGCGCAGATATTCCAGGAAAAGATACCTTCACCAAAAATATTGGTGCCTGCCGCGCATATAGCGCATGGCTGAATATTGGTGGCGATAGTCAGGTCTGGACAACCGCGCAATTTATTTCGTGGCTGGAGAGTCAGGGAGCATTTAACCATCCTTACTGGATGTGCAAAGGCTCATGGGCTTATGCAAATAATAAGGTCATTACAGATACAGGTTGCGGAAATATTTGTCTTGCAGGTGCTGTGGTGGAAGTTATTGGCACTCGCGGCGCAATGACCATACGCGTTACCACGCCGAGCACGTCCAGCGGTGGCGGAATTACTAACGCTCAATTCACTTATATCAATCATGGTGATGCTTACGCTCCTGGCTGGCGACGAGACTACAACACGAAAAATCAACAACCTGCATTTGCTTTAGGGCAAACAGGAAGCACTGTCGGAAATGATAAAGCTGTTGGCTGGAACTGGAATAGCGGGGTCTATAACGCAAACATTGGTGGCGCATCGACATTAATCCTCCACTTCAATATGAATACGGGGAGCTGCCCTGCTGTACAGTTCCGCGTGAATTACAGGAACGGCGGTATTTTTTATCGTTCAGCGCGTGATGGTTATGGATTTGAGGCTGACTGGTCAGAGTTTTACACCACGACCCGCAAACCCTCTGCGGGAGATGTTGGTGCATACACGCAGGCAGAATGTAACTCAAGGTTTATTACAGGTATTCGCCTTGGCGGTCTGTCATCTGTTCAGACATGGAATGGTCCCGGCTGGTCTGACAGGTCAGGTTATGTCGTTACGGGGTCAGTTAACGGAAACCGTGATGAATTAATTGATACAACTCAGGCAAGGCCAATTCAGTATTGCATTAATGGGACGTGGTATAACGCGGGGAGTATTTAACGATGATGCACTTAAAAAACATTACTGCTGGCAACCCTAAAACAAAAGAGCAATACCAGCTAACGAAACAATTTAACATCAAATGGCTTTATTCAGAGGATGGAAAAAACTGGTATGAGGAACAAAAGAATTTCCAGCCAGACACTTTGAAAATGGTCTATGACCATAACGGCGTTATTATTTGTATTGAAAAGGATGTTTCAGCAATTAATCCGGAAGGCGCAAGCGTCGTTGAATTACCTGATATTACAGCAAATCGCCGTGCTGACATTTCGGGTAAATGGATGTTCAAAGATGGCGTAGTGGTAAAGCGAACTTATACCGAGGAAGAGCAGAGGCAGCAGGCGGAAAATGAAAAGCAAAGCCTGCTACAGCTCGTTAGGGATAAAACCCAGCTATGGGACTCACAGCTACGGCTGGGCATCATTTCCGACGAGAATAAACAAAAATTAACCGAGTGGATGCTCTATGCGCAGAAAGTCGAATCTACAGACACCTCCAGCCTGCCAGTAACATTTCCCGAACAACCTGAATGAGACAAGGCCCGATAGCGGGCCTTAATTTTTATTCAGGCTTTTGTGGCCATTCAGGATTTGCCGTATCCACACGGCTGACCAGAACACTGTAGCGTTCCCATGCTTCCAGTCGTGTGCGTTCCTCGTCTGTTGCCATATTCAGCCTGACAGCGCGTTCCAGCGGCTGGATGACTGATTCAGCTTCGGAAAGCAATGCGGCCTTTTGTGATTCGGCTTGTTGTTGCTGTTCGTCTGCCGTATAAATCCGTTTAACTACAGCTCCATCCTTAAACATCCACTTTCCTGAATCATCAGCGCGGCGGTTGGCTGTAATATCTGGAACCTCAACGACGCTAAAACCTTCAGGGTTAAGCGTGGAGGCATCTTTAGTGATGGCGACAATAATATTATTTGCATCGTAAACAATCTTTATTGTGTCTGGCTGAAAGTTTTTCACTTCCTCATACCAGTTTTTTCCGTCCTCAGAGTAAAGCCAGATAACTCCGTGTTTCTTTGTTAACTCATACTGTTCCAGTGTTTTAGCGTTACCTGCTTTTATGTTCTTTAAGTGCATCATATTAAACGCTCGCTACATTATACCAGGTGCCATTTATATACTTTTGAACGGGTCTGTAATAAACGCCCGCTATATTATCGGCAGAGTTGGACCCTGTATCCTGAACATTAATACCAGACAATACATGACCTGACGGGCACTGGAAATTCCATGTTTGCCAGTTGTTCACTCCATAATATTGCTGTGAACCAAGTCGAACATCTTTCACATATCTGGAATCAAAATTGCCATAGTTGCCGGGAATAACTTGCGCACCGCAAAGCCAGTTTCCGTTATTATCCATGTACGCCTGACCATCGGTGCCATTGGCTGTCCTTGAATTATTAATCATGTAGATGCCAAATTGCTTATTTCCCAGACCGCCAATCATAAATTTGCGGTCGTCATGGTCCTGACGGAGCAAAGCCTGAGCACCATCAGTGGATACCGCATTACGTCCCATAATAACGTTCTGGTCACGCATATGAATCCACATGCCTGTACTGCTGTTAATTAAAAAACGGTTTGCAAATATATCTCCTGTAACATCCAGACCATGCCCCATAGTTATGCGACCAGTTCTGAGATTAAGCGTAAAGGGGCGTAGTGGCCCTATATCGCCATTTTCCCCCTCATTTTCTCGGGTAGGGATGATATGAAGACATTCTTCAGAACGGCGAAAAATAGCACCAAAAGATGAATTAAATATCCTCAGTGCATTGACTGTCGATATTTTTACTTCACTGCTGAAAAGGGCTTTAACAAGAACAGACAAAGCATCCCATTTAAGATTCATCAGGTCTTTTGTTGTGGTGATTTGTTTGCTTCTCCATTTGAAATATTCATTGCCGTTGTCGCCTGTTTCAAACCACATGTATGAATCAGTATCGCTGTCGGCATCATTTTTAAAACCAATCTTTGCCCAGTCAGTATTCCGAATCCAGGCAAGGATTGAGTCGTTTTCAAAAGTAAGCCCACCGGACAAGATATCGCCTGTCTTTTGGACGGCGTTACCAGCCTTGTTTACCGTTTCCTGTAAACCGAGGTTTTAGATAATGGCCGTTTCCGGCCTGCATGGCATGATTTGCGCTTTTGGACGGGAGATTCAGCGTGCTGATTGGCTATGTAAGGGTATCAACAAATGACCAGAATACAGACCTGCAACGAAACGCTCTTGTTTGTGCAGGATGTGAACAAATATTTGAAGATAAATTAAGCGGGACAAAGACAGACCGACCGGGATTAAAACGCGCTTTAAAGCGCCTTCAAAAAGGTGACACGCTGGTTGTCTGGAAACTGGATCGCCTCGGGCGAAGCATGAAACATCTGATTTCTCTCGTCGGGGAACTACGGGAGCGAGGAATTAATTTTCGCAGTCTGACCGACAGCATAGATACATCTTCTCCAATGGGGCGTTTTTTCTTCCACGTGATTGGTGCCCTGGCTGAAATGGAACGTGAATTAATTGTTGAACGTACACTGGCCGGACTGGCGGCAGCACGCGCACGGGGGCGCACAGGCGGACGTCGACCGAAGCTGACAAAAGAACAGCATGAGCAAATAGCAAGGCTAATCAAAAACGGGCACGACAGAAAACAACTGGCAATAATTTACGGCATTGGTATATCGACGATTTATCGTTACCACCCCGCAGGAGAATCAATCGGAACAATAGAGAAGAGTCAGGAAACAAAATAACCGCTAATCTGACCATTAGCGGTTTTTGTGTTAAATCAGAACAGCCCTTTAACTGAACTGGCCGCGCTGTTAAGAGATGATGTCACCTTATCTTTGAAGCCGGACAGCATATCGCTGAATGATGAGGATTGCAGGCGCTCCCGCAAATCCTCATCACAGCGTTCAAGGGTCAGTGAAAATTCTATCTTTTTCGCCTTACCGTAGCGATCAAACTCGGAACGGGTCGTATTCGTTTCAGTCAGCACATACATGCCGTAAATCTGCCCGACACCATCAATCAGAGGCCAGGGGCGTCCTGTATATGCCTGCGTGGTCAGCAACGAAAGCGACACTTCGCCACCTGTAATTTCAGGATAAAGCACGCCGGAAAGCACAATGCGATCATCACCTGCACCTATATACTGCCAGCTTGCTGAACGGTTAACGCGTTCATTTTTCACATGCCGCCAGCTTTTGTTTTGCTGTAACTGCTGATGCGGCAGTGTGCGCAGCTCAAAAACAAACATGCCGTAGATCATCATCATGACCATGACTCCTCAATCTTTATCGTAAAAACTGCCACGTCCGGCACGGGCGCGCCGTTCCATCTCTGCCCTGACCATTTCACCGACCAGTTTCGCCAGTTCGCGGGGATTCTGCGTAACAACGTTATGCAGATGAACATGAATTTCACCGCCAAATCCGGAGACAGCAGGCTCCCGATTACGGGAAGCTGCAGGAACTGATGCCACTGGCGATCGTATGGCCTCCGCCACCGGGCGGGAGCTGGCCGCAACAACAGGGACCAGCGCCGGAGGCAGCGGAGCCGGGACTACGGGTGTGATATTAATTGCGGGGGCAGGCTTACTGACCTGCGCAATCTTCCGCTCCTGCCACTCCCCACGAACAGCAAGTGCGCGGGGCAGGTTCTTAAAGACAATATCGCCAGGGCCAATGCGTTTTTTCGTCTCATCAACCAGCTTACCTGTGTTATCAGCAATTTTGCTGAGTCTGCGTAGCGTCCCGGTATTGCTGTCTGTGAGCGGTTTGTTGTCTTTGGGTTTATCACCTCCGGTGCCATTGCCATTTTCCACAGGCTTCGGCGGATTGATTTTCGCAAGGTCCCCCTGAAGCAAGGCAACCTTGTCCTGAAGAATGGCCGCACGCTGTGCGTCTTCGATTTTCTTGCGCGCCTTTTCCGCTTCATCCGGAAGGACGCCAAGTTTTTCAAGTATCCACGCCAGCGTATCCAGTAGCATTTTTGCAGGTGTCAGAACAAGCTGTAACGCACCGCCAAGAACGTTACCGAATATCTCGCCAGCACTGGTACATTTATCCAGCGTTTCCTTGCTGGACTCCATCGGTGACAGCAGCGATTTAAACCAGTTAAACACCTGGCTGATCCCGCTTCCGATTGCGTCAAAAACAGGACCAAACCGTTCAAAGGTTTCGCGCAACGGGGTCAGCCTTTCCATAATCCCGCTGAACACCCCGGCAAAAAATGCCCTGATGGGATCCCAGTATTTCCAGATAAGAACGGCAGCTCCGGCAAGCGCAGCCACGATAAGACCAACCGGACTGATCAGCGCCCCGATAGCGCCTCCCAGTAAAGAAACGGAACCCGTCACCATTCCCCATAGTGCTGGCAGGACCCTGACAGCATTCATTGATCCGGTCAGGAGAGAAAAACCGAGACGTAACGTAGCCAGCTTCCCGTGAAGCACCCCAATAACCAGAGACAACGAACCAACCGTTGCTGTTGTCGCCAGCAGTGCACCTCCCGCTATCAGTAACTGGCGCGTCAGTGCCGGATGGGCCTGCGCCAGTGCCGTCACTTTTGAGACCACCCGCGTGAGCCACTGCGTGACAGAACGCAGCGGACCGTCAATCAGATCTGCAATGCGGATGCGCAACCCTTCCCATGCACTGCCGAGTGATTTCAGATCGCCGTCAAGGTTGTTGGCCATAACCTTTGCTGTGCGTTCAGCCTCACCGCGCGCGCCTTCAAGTTCTTTTCTCAGTTTGGGTAAGGAACCGTCACCCGCTGCATCAACGAGCGCCATAAACGATGTGAAAGCCTCTTCTCCGGCAATGTCCTTAAAGAACGATACCCGGTCAACTTCCCCGTATTTGCGGGTGGCTTTATAAAGGTCGGCCAGCACATCCTCCATCGGGCGCATTTTGCCCCCGGCATCCGAGACGGACACGCCCAGCTCTTTCAGAGCTTCTGCCGCCGCCTTTGGCGGTGATGCCAGACGAGCCAGGCTGGTACGCATTGCCGTCCCGGCATCACTCCCTCTGATGCCCATATTCGCCAGCACGCCAGCCATCGCTGCGGCCTGCTCCAGCGATATTCCCAGCTTACCCGCCACCGGACCTGCATATTTCATGGTTTCGCCCAGTGCGCGAAGGTCAGTGTTGGTACGGGTAAACGCTGCGGTGAGTGTGTCACCGACCCGGTCCATCTGGTCAGCAGAAAGGCCGAACTGCGTCAGGATATTTGAGCCAATATCTGCCGTCTCGCCGAGATCCATACCGCCAGCCGTTGCCATGCTCAGCACGCCGGGAAGCGCAGCCTGAATGGCCTGCGGAGTGAAGCCAGCCATTGCAAGAAATGCCTGTCCACTGGCGGCATCGCCTGCGGTGAACTGCGTTTCAGAGCCAAGTTTTAACGCCTGCTCACGCAGCGCCTTAAACTGCGGGCTGTTCTGGTCGATTCGCGTCAGTGCCTGAACGCGGGACATCTCTTTGCCGAACCCGATCACAGGCTGCAAAAAACGCCCGGCAGCATAGCCGCCCGCCGCTGCCGCACCAATTGCCAGCGCACCACCTGTTTTCAGTTTTCCCGCTGTTTCCTGCGCGCGCGAATACCGCTCACGCGCCCGCGTTACACGCGCAAGCGCCTGCCGTTCGCGTTCAAGCTGGTTGTTGTACTGTTCGGTGCGTCTGATGGCCTGCTGGATGGTGTTATCGCTGCCTGTCAGGGAAATGCCGTGGCGTTTCAGCTCTCCGCCAAGCTCCCGCATTTTCTGAATTTCCCGTGTGCGCGATTCATTCAGGCGTTCAAGCCGGGTGCTTAACTGCTGCATCAGCTTTTGTTGTTTTTCGCTGAGCACTGTACCCGTGCGTTGTAACTGATTAAGGGCGTTAAGCTGGCGTCGTGCTTTCACGATGCCAGCATCCGCTTTACTGACAGCGTCACGGGCGCGCTCAAATGAACGCGCCTGACGCTCGAGATTTTTGATCGCCCCCTGCGTTCGCTGGATGGAGTCACCAAACTGCCCCATCAGGCGGCGGGCGTTTTCGGCAGGCCGGGTCAGCCTGTCAACGGCGCTGAAAGCGACCCGGATATCAAGAGTCTTCATTATCTGCATTCCCGCTGCGAAGTGCCGCCCGCTCGCGCCAGCTAACCACTTCGCCGGGCGTCATCATGAAGATTTCGGCGGGCGACCAGTTAAAAATGGCGGCAATATCCGCCACCAGATCTTCGATGTGCTCAAAGCACACCAGGGTGATTACGCTGCCGTCTCCTGCACGCTCTTCGCGCCAGAGTCTGGCTCGCTCATAAAATTTACAGCCACAGCGCACAACTGAATAAAATCGCGTGACGACATTTTTTTAATCATCACTTCATCCAGTCGTGGCGAGGTCACGCGAGGCAACAGCGTAAACATGGTATCCGCTTTCAGATTCAGCACATCAGACAGCGACAGACCACGCAGGGATCCAGCCTGCTCAATAGCCCCGGTGATCTCCACATACGTGATTTTTTCGCCACCACGCTCAATTGGTCGGGTCAGTTTTACGCCACGTTCGACAGCCATATCCTCACCTGCCGTCACATCATCCGCCACGGTGTTATTCCGGGTTTCAGTATCGATGTCTTTCATCAGTTGTCTCCTTTTCAGTCAGAGGCGACGCACTGCGCCGCCTGCATATTACTTATCAGCCAAGCCCAAGCGCGGAACGGATACGGTCAGGCACAATGTCCTTGCCGTCCTTCCGGTAGATGTGGTTCAACAGGTCGATTTCCCACAGCGGGCGATCGTTAACGCTCAGCTTGTAGTAGGTGTTTTTGACAGCGTAAGTGTGTGATGTGGCTTCGCCCTGTTTGGCTTCCCCCATATCAATTTCCGTCACACGCCCGCGCATCTCGATTTCATACAGATCGCTTTCTGCATCGGTGTAGTATTCACCCGCAAAACGCAGCAGCGTGCCGTCAATCGTGCCGCCATATTTAAGGAACAGCGCACGAACAGCTCCCCCCATGACAAAACTCGCATCAAGCGCGGAGTCGTCCAGACCGAGATCAATACTTACCGCCCCCATCATGCCACCACCACGATAGCTGTCGGTTTTGCGCGTCAGTTTGGGCGGCGTGACGGATGTCACTTTACCCACTTCGTTTTCACCATCCACAAACAACGTAAAAAAGCGAAGATGTTTTGGTACAGCCATCAGGCACCTCCCAGCACCGCAAATGCGGGACCAAAGAATTCATCAGTAAACGTCTGGTAAAGCTCCATGTCTTCCAGCGGGGGAACAGGCGTATATTTGTAGCGAATACGCACACGTCCCTGACGTAAATCCGTGGTGCTGTTATCCACCACGTCATACCAGCACTCCGCGCCAATCAGTTTCCCGGCAGTAACCAGTGAATCCAGTTTTGCCCTGATGGCACTGATAACATCCTTCACGTTCGCAGGCGTCAGTGGACTGTCGATGGTTTCAAACTGCGCTTCCGCAATTGAATCAGCCAGCACCTGTGCGGTTCGGGTATACACCTCAAAGATGTAGGCGTTCGTTTCCGGTGTGCGGTTGCCCCAGAAGCGGAACCCGTTGCGACGAATAATGGTCGTGATTTCTTTGTTGTTGAGGCTGTTGGCATCGCTGTCTTCGGCCTGCAACGACCAGAACACATGCCTCGACATCCCCAGCACATTTTTAACCGGAACGTTGGACAGCGATTTGTGCCAGCCCTGCTCATGGTCAATGTACGCACGAAGGCCGCACGCATAAGCAGGCGCGGGGAACGTTTCGTTTTTGCCACTTTTCGGGTTGTAGGCGATGAAGTCAGGCCATAAGAGCATCACCTCACGTTCGTTGAATTTCTGGCGGTAGGTAATCGCCTCAGCCATCGTGTTACAACCATGACATGTGGCATACACAAACGCGCGCAGTTTACCCGCAATCACGCACAGGGATTTTGTTACCGCCTCCGTGTCCAGCTCCGGCGCGGCCAGAATACGCGGACGGTATCCGATGCTTTCATCCTGCTCTGCAACAAGCAGCGCATACATCCCCGTATAGCTGCCGTCAGATTCAGAACCACCGATAACCAGTTGATCCTGCGTTTTTCCGTCTTCTTCTTTGTGTTCAGCCACGCGAACGACGATCACCTTTGTGCTCACCTGGTCTGCGATGGCCTTAAGCGCACGATAAAGCGTCCCCGTTGTTCCGCATTTTCCCAGCACGTCATTGACGCGGGTCAGCAGTGTGGGCTTGTTCAGCGGGAACAGCTCCGCGTCCGCATCATCCGCCGTTGCCACGATACCGATAACACTGGAATCAACATCATTAATCGCTGTTACCAGGTCGGTACTTTCCGTAACACGGGCACCATGAAAACGAGTTTCACTCATAGCTTCAGCCCCTTGTATCCGTTAAATGATTCGGCAACAATCATCACCCACCGCGCGCGTAATCTCACCCCTGCGCCATTCTCCCGCCACGGCGACAACAAAAAGCAGTAACCCCCTCCGCACGCACATGCGACCATGCCGCACAGGGAGGGAACAGATGACCGACACCACCATGCAATTGCTCAGTCAGGGCACAGACCCCGTGAAAATGCCGGATTTTGATATTCTCGCGGAGGGTAAAACGCTGTCAGGCGTGGCAGAGCGCCTGATGAGCCTGTCACTGACCGACAACCGGGGATTTGAGGCGGACCAGCTCACCATCACGCTGGATGATGCGGATGGTCAGTTGCAGCTACCGCCACGGGGCGCGCGCCTGACGGTTCTCATTGGCTGGAAAGGAGAACCGCTGACAGAAAAAGGCACTTACATTGTTGATGAAATCGCTCACGAAGGACCGCCGGACAGGCTGACTGTTTCAGCCAGAAGCGCAGATTTTCGGGATGAATTTAACGTTAAACGTGAGGTGTCCTGGCATGATGTGACCGTTGAGCGTGTGGTATCCGCCATCGCTCATCGGTATGGTCTGAAACCGCAAATCAGCGAAATGCTGATGGATATCGAAATCGACCACGCCGACCAGACCGAAGAAAGCGACATGTCCTTCCTTACGCGCATGGCGGAAATGCTGGGCGCAATCACCACCGTAAAAAGCGGTAATCTGTTATTCATCATGCCCGGCGGTGGCGTGAACGCGCAGGGCCAGCCGTTGCCATCGTTTGCCATCACACGCAGCAGCGGCGATCGCCATCAGTTCCGCATTGCTGACCGCGAAGCGTATACGGGGGTACGCGCTTACTGGCTTGATCTTAATTACGGGAAAAAGAAAAAAGTCAGCGTGAAACGCCGCAAACCGCCAAAACCCAAAAAGGAGAAAAGCAGCAGCCGTGAAGGTGATTATATGGAAGGCGCGGAAGGCAATGTGTTTGTGTTACGCAAGACCTATCAGAACGAACAGGCAGCAAGACGCGCAGCGGCGGCAAAGTGGCAGCAACTACAACGCGGAGCCGCATCATTCTCCATCACGCTGGCGCGTGGACGTGCAGAACTCTACCCCGAAATGCATGGTACGGTAACAGGATTTAAAAGCGAGATTGATAATCAGGACTGGATCATTGCAAAAGCCGAGCACACCATTGATAACAGCGGCTTTACCACGCAGCTTGAGCTTGAGGCAAAAATCCCGGAATGGATAGCAGAATGAGACTCTTAAATGTATTAGTCTAGACACGTACTAGCGGGCTAAACGGCACAGTCTTATCTGACCATCTGCCCCTAACACAGAGCAGACGGTCCTTGATCTTACCCACTAATAATGGACGCGCGACTAATATAATTTATTGCTTTTTATTTATACCTCACTGAGATTTAGCGAGCTAATATATTCAAAGAATTTAACAATTGAGTGTCGAGTGTTTCAGTTGCAGGAATCGGTAATCCATTCGCAATGCGGTAATTTTTCACAGACAGCCTTGTGGATGGCCCCATTATGCCGTCAATATTTCCGTTATAAAATCCCCTGTCCAGCAATGCGAACTGAACTCGCATAATCAATCGCTTACGTTTCTCTGCATCAGAAGCAAGCCCATTACTCGTACGGTTAACCTCTGAAGTTCCAACAGAACTCGTGTTAGTGGTTCTATTATTATCGTTAGAACGAAGTGCACGCACCGAGGAAGAGGACGATGAGGAACTTGCACCTGAACTTGAAGAACCAGATGAACTTGGTGAGCTGTATGTTTTTGGATAATAGGGGGTACTTCCACCATAGTATCCACCACCTGATGAGGATCTATGAGAGCTATGGCTCCTATGAGAGCTATGGCTTCGATGCCCTGCGATATAAAATGGGACTTCCGTGTTAAGTGGAGCTATCACTAAATCATGCTCATTAAGAGTCATACCAGGTAAATCACTCGCTCCTGTAGATGAATCGCTTGCCCATACAGAATTGTTGAGAGCCAAAAATCCCGGAAGTAGAGCAGCAAAATTAAACTTTTTCATAAAATTGGTCTCGGTGATTGATGAAAACGGCCTTTTGAGGAACTGAAATAGCCAGCACAGGAAGGCTTCTGAGTACATTCATCACATTCTTTTGGATAGTAATTTTTCCAATCAGAGATCGACTGAACAGCAAGCTCCCTAGCCCTTTCAGGAAGATAACACAAAGGATAATTAAAAATTGTCAGAGGTATGCCTGACCTGTATGCAGCGTCTATGGCAGAGATTATTTTCTCACTATAACTACTGTGATCAATGAAGATGGTGGACCAGTTTTTTCGTGCCCAACCGATAGGCTCCAACCCCATAAGGGAAATCTGATTGATGTTGGAGAACACACGGCCAGCGAATTCTACAATATCATCCAATTCGGTATAGTTAGCCAGTGTAGGAATAACTCTAAGTTCGATATTAATCCCCAAGTTTCCTGCATTGATTAACCCTTTAACCGTTTCATTAAATGCGCCATCACTCCCTACCAGATGATCATGCACAAGTGGTCTTGATGAGTAGAGCGGGATACCAAAGGTGATTTTGATCTTTTTGCTTCGCTTTGCCATTTCCTGTGTAAAGTTGATATCAGCAAATTTGCGTCCGTTTGTTAAAACATGTAAAGCAGTATCTGGTGAATTCTCGATGATAAAATCAATGAAGTGAAGGAAGTCATCCCCATATAGCAAAGGTTCACCACCGCTGACCCCAACAACTCCGTTCAAGCCAAATGAAGCTATAGCAAGAGCTGATTGGGTAAGTAGCCAGTCATCATTTATTTTCTTTGGTGGCTGCGAACAAAACAGACACAAGTTATTGCAGCGTTCCGTAACTAAGACAGTATTATGATTGGCTTTGCGTGACAGAATAACGCGTATCATATTGCCATTGTTGATTATCCCAATATCTCCATCTTCAATTGACTCAAATAATTCAGTGCTAATAACAGAGAAATCAAAGCATGGTGGAATGGCATCATTATTGCCTTCAGCAACTACTAGCAAATTGGGCAAAAAGAATAAAGGGTTCACTGGTTTTTGTTTGCATAACCGATAGAACCCCGTGGGCACGTTCTCTGTAGAAGCAAAATGAAAGATATCGTTCCTGATAACCTCAGACATATGCCCATCCTTTTAGCATCTCAGCCTTCGAACCACCCTCTGAGATGCAGTTCATCAGATACCTGAACATCCCCTTGTGATATTGACAAAACGTTGAACGACTCCTATCACCGACAGGCTCACCCTGTACACTTATGTTCTGGCATGGATCTGAACCACAAAATGGTTGATATGCACATGTATCACAACCTGGCAGAGCAAAATTGAACGATGAACTCAATACTGCGTTATAGTAAGGACTATCAGAAAATGATAGCGTCTTAACTTCACCCGCACTGAACTCCATTTCAGGATTCACCTTCTGCAACATACGGCTCTCATCGCTACCATATACTCGACCGTCATAATTGAAAAGAATACTGTTAAGCACGACTCCACTTGGAGACTTTAAATCCGCATAACCACTAAAACCGGGATTGAAGATCCTTTTCAGATGAATGGAGGCCGAATGTTCCACAACCCTTATCCCTTCATTATTAATCTTAAGGATTTCATCTATCAACGAGGCATAGAAGCTGAAGTATTCGTCCATAGAAAAGGTGAAAGAAGCTTTTTGTGCAAACCCATAGGGACTAACAGGTCGGATAAACATGTCCTTGAGACCAAGAGACAAGTGAGCCTGAACAATCGATTCAGGACGTCTGATAAGCTCTTTAGTAACTGTAGTAACCGTTGCAACGCGGCCAGCACCTAAAGAGTGTTTGATAGCCTCTACCCCTGACACTGTTCTACTGTACGCAAGCCCACGACCAAGAATTCGATTACTGTTGTGAACAACTTCCTCACCATCAAGCGACACAGAGAACGTTATGTTCCGGTCTCTCGACCATTCAATCATATCCTCATTCAAGACAGACAGACTTGATGCCACCACCATCTCAAAATTGGTTCTTCCCAGCGTTTCAGCACATTGATCATAGATGCTCTGAATTAAATCAAACCGCAAGAGAGGCTCCCCACCCTGTATCTCTATTTTGTAAGGTGGCGTTGATAGTTTTTTAATAGCCGAAATAATATCGGGGATGAGCTCAGGATTTAGGTCGTAACCTGAGGCATTAACAGAAGCTCTACTAACCTGGCAATACTTGCATGTATGGTCACAACGTAATGTGGGTACAATCATGAAAATTGGCCTGACAGCCAGTTCATTCATCAATCGTTTTGCAAAAGCAGAACTTAAAGCATAGGGAGTTATAGCAGATGAGCTTTCACTGGTTATGAAAAGCTTACTTTCTAGCACGTTTGATTGCTCCGAACTAATTCGCTCATCAGAAAGATCAATAAGGTCTTGCTCACCAATGAAATGATGAAAACCTGCAAGGTTGCTTATAAACACCTGTCCATTAGGCAATCTGTCAAAATTAAATGGCATCAATTCCATTATGAAAGCCTCTCATCAACACTGCGAAGCACTTTATGGACAATAGAGTCTCTCAACGCCCCTGTTTTATGCTGTAGCTTTTCTCGCAAAGAGTAATCATTAAGCAGCCTATCGAATTCATAAAGGAATTTGGGATTATCGTTTTCAAAAGAGATTATCCAGTGGGAAACGTCTTCATGGAGTTTCCATCGAGTAAGCGGAGTCATCCAATATAGACTATTGCGTATAACCCATTCAGAATATAGTTCTTTCTCAAACACTCTTTCGCTCATTGCAATTATCTTCCAATACAAATATTCATGATCAGCAACCACTTTAAAGCGGATTTTTCCTATGGCAACAATAATATAACATATCCATAGATATGTTACAGATGCCTTGTTTCCCGTTGACTAATACATCACAACGTTAGTAATGGCTATCACAATTGTGAACTTCCACTTTTCACACAAGACAAGCTGTTAATTGGAATCTGTATCAGTACAACTTAGAATAGCGGAAGCACCACAGTAAGGGAGGTCGCTATGTTCCGTTGTCCACTTTGTGGCGCATCTGCCCGTATCCGCACTAGTCGTCCGGAAAATGATTCAAACACTGTGCGGCAAAAGTATTACCAATGTAACAACCTAGAATGCGGCGTATGCTTCTCAACACTGGAAGCTTTCCATAAATTCACATCGAAACACGCCTCCGGCGCTCACTCTTCAGAAGGTATCCCGTGGCATGAACTGCCAGCTTCACACAAAGGAAACAATCAGATGAGTTTGCCCTTACCTCAAAATTAACAGGCAGAATTGCCGGAGTAACAAAAAAGAGATAGATTACGCGCGGGTGCCTTTCGGCTGATGGTCGGAGGGAATACCTGAAGGCCAGATGTGGAAAGGCCCCGGAAAACATTTCTGTTTAACCGAGGCCCTAACCGCATTACCTTGACAAGTGAAAGGTTAGCGCCTCTCCGGAAAAGGAGCAAGTGCTATGTCGCAAAAATCGCTTACGGCCATCACGTTCTGCGTGACGGCAATCCTCATCATCTGGATGTTGCACGGTTCGCTGTGCGAAATACGGATGAGCTTCTGGGGAGCGGAGTTTGCGGCGTTCTTACAGTGTAAGCAGTAA